ATTGATCTTACGTGCATGATCATATCTAATAGAGCACGTAATTGTAGAAGCTTCTGAAGCAGAGTAATCGCGATCACCAAAGTCTAGGTTCTGCAAGAAACAACCTTCAAGAATCCAAGTGCTGATTACACCTTCATCACCATCCATTTGTTCGATCTTCATACCGAACTTGTAGTCAGAACCGGTTGCTGCTACATTCAACCAACGGCCATCTAGATCAGCGCCAATGATTCTTTGTTGAGTTTCCCATTGTGCTTCTACAACTTTAGTAGCTAGACCAGTGATATCGTCTTCGAATGTTAAACTGATTGGCTCCCATGTATGCTTTCCAGCAACATAAGCAGTTGAGTTATAACGGTGCAATACGATTTCTTCTTTAGAAGTATTTGGCATGGTGATGTTGGTCACCTGCATTGTCAAATCACGTGAATTTGCGCCTGGCACTAATTGGCCGATATTGTTAAATGTTACTCGGAATAGGTGCTTAAGCTTTGGGTGGAGAATACCCGCTCCAGCTCCAGGAATACCGAAATCTGAAAGAGTTGCCATAATGAATCTCCCTTTTAAGAGTGTTACACTCTATTTATTAGCTTGCGCACTTTTGTACGCAATTAAATTAAAGTGTAAGCTCCCATTTGGTAGTCCCGCAATCCCATATCCGGTCGTAACCCTCTTGCTGCATTATTTCCCACTCAGATAACTCGCCATCAAAACTTTTATTAAAAATCTTCGACAGGCGGTGTTTCATAAAATTACTTCTATGAATTCTTGTGCACCCATTTTCATTATGTTTTAGATTCAAATACCAATATCCAGGCTTTGAGAATCCGGCATATTCAAAGCCTAGCGTTTTGTAGACGTTGCCATCTGACCATCTATTGTCGCTATAAGAAATAATCTTTTTAATTTCTACAGATTGAGATAGAAATTTCAACAGTTTCCCTGCGGCACCGGGTGTACTTGTACCAAGTTTGGAAGAAAATCTATTAAGCTCCCAACAATCACCTTTTCCGCCCTTAACGAATGACGTTTTCTTAAGTGTCATTACCGATATCAGTTCATCGCCAAAATACAGGCCAGCGGCAACTTCCGGTCTATCTGCTCCCTGTATATGATTGGTGTTTAAAAAATCAGTACTGGTTTTTGCATCTATAATCTTAGCGACTGTTTTGCGCGCAGGAATTACCACGTTTGTCTTTTTAAATAAGTGCGACAGCCTTGATTTAACAATATCATTTTTGAAAACCCATTCATCTTCAAAAATAGTAATTAATCTAATTCCTTTTTCTTGAGCTGCTATATACTTTTCGAAGATGTGGTATTTTGTTCTGTCACCAGTTTTACGAGAAACATTTTCAGCGTGCCAATAATTACCACAAAATTCGATTGCTAGCTTTTTGCCTGGGATAAAAATGTCTAATTCTCTTGGATAAAGTTCAGCACGATTACCACTTAGAACTACTTCATTTCCAGCTATTGACCTTATAAATTCCAATAGCTCTAATTCTTTTGCTGATTTTGAAGTATTTCTAGGATAACAACCTGGGCAAATTTTTTCTGTTATACTATTATGATTTTTTTGACTTGACGCAGAAAAATACTGTCGAGTAAAAGTAAAAACCGCCTGGCATCCTAAACATTTAAGATTGATATATTGACCGTTTAAACCATTTACCTGTATATTGTCTTTGGTTAATTTATCTGACAGGGCAGATAACCACAGTTCTCTCTTTGATGATAATGCCGCGACAGAGGCGCTCGATATGATTGTCTTAGTTTGCTCAGTATGTGTTTTGCCGGAGAATGGACCAATATGGCCATTCATATATCGTTGTTTCAGAGAATTAGATATTTTATCTCTTGTTTCTTTAGACACCCCATTTGATAAAGCAGATTTTACTGAATTAGATATTTTAGCTTTTACTTCATCAGATAATGGATTGCGCTGACCTAATTTTTTGCCCTGTTTTGCTTTAGACAACGCGGTATTTGGACCTGTTTTTATGCCTTTGTTCCAAGCAACAGAATTCCGTTTATTTTCAGATATTTTCTTTTTTGATTCTTCTGTCTGAATTCTTAGTACTGCACCCGGGTATTTAGCTTTGTACTCTGCAGCAGTAACACCATGCTTTTTCAAATGGGAATTAGATATCATGGATGGGTGTGTGTACCCACAAATTAGACAAGACAGCATAAGATCTATGAATATAGTGTTTTATTATATGTGTATATATGAACACAGGGGACCTGAATTCAGGTCCCCTGTCAATTTTATAAAATTACCGAATTAAATATCTGCGCCCGTGCTAACAACGTTAATAGGGATGTAAATATATTCAGCAGACTTCGTAGGCTTCAGTGCAACGTCTAACCATAATTCGTTTCTATCGATTCGATCTGGCGTATTGTTGCTGTCGTCAGACTTAGTAGCATAATCTAACAACCCGCGTTTTACAAGAACGTCATTTAAGAAGTTGTCGGCCATTGCCTTAAGATTATCACGGGTGATCTGATCGTTAGGCTCAAACACAAATGGCATGGCACCTTTACGCAGCGCTCTACGCACAAACATAATCATTCTTTCCACATTGACACGATCCCTAGCTGATGGGGCTGGGGAAGAAGTCTTTTGACCCCATACCAATAAGCCACGACCAGGGAAGAATACGAATGGGTTAATGTTTGTGTCGTATTCATAAAGGATGTCAACTTGACCATCAGATAGGTTAGTCTCCACGAATGTTGTAGGAGTTCCTGGCGTTCCAGTATAGTAACCAACTTTAGAAACTCCAGTAATCACACCACGTGAAATACCTGCTGGTGCAATCCACACATAAGAAGCATTATCACTAAATGCAATAGTGCGGAGAGCGATACCAGATGGTGCGCAAAGAACATTTCTTCCATCAAGGTTAGAAGCCAATCCCCATGGGTAGTAGTATGCTACACTGGTAGAATTAAACCTCTCAGAAGTTTTCGCCCATACAGCAACCTGCTCAGGTGTTTTATTTGCAGGAGTATCGGCAATAACAAATGCCTCATCCTTTACCGTTGTGCTAAGCGCCAACATTTCATCAACAACTTCATGATATCCTGGGCAAAGAATGATGTTGTATTCATAAATCTTGGAGCGCACTTCAGTATTGCTGTTAATTACAGCCTGCAGCTTTTCAACGATTGAAACACGTTTAGCGGCATCATTTGCACCCAGTGTTGACTGAATATTGATTGTGGATACAGTGAAATCAATAACATCACCAGCTGCAAATTGGGTTGTTCCATCAACGATGGTAAATGACATCCCTGTTGCAGGATCGTTGAATGGTTGATTCACTAATCCAGTCTGCGATCCAAATTGGAATGTGACTGCATCTAAGAATTCTACGGTGTAGTTCCCATCAGCAGCAGTTCCAATCTCAAGACCTTGCAATGACCCGTCACCAGTATTTGGGGCAACGCTGTCTAGTTTCCATACTGTTGAGAATCTCAAAGAATCTCCTGCAACGAAAGCAACCGGCCCTTGAACTAAATCAATTTGCACGCCGCTATCATCAAAATTAGGGGATGCAGTCAAATCACCAAAACCTAACTGTTCACCGTCTACAGTAACTTTGAAAGTAGTAGAAGATGTGAATGTGATGCCGTAATCGCGAGGGCGCTGCATGCGTGGGTCATTACCAATAACGACAGAACCAACCGTCCCTGTACCAATATTGTTAATAGCAGTCACGGATGATTCATCCAGAACTGGAGCGCCTACAGATTTAAATGTAACAGATTCATCGCGTAGATCAACGTCAGCGCGAACAACATAAGCGCGATTGCCAACACCTAAATATTGGTTTAATGCAAATAGACCATATTCATTTCTGCAATCACCATGAAATTCATTTTCAGCAATATCATTTCTAAAGGCTGGGATACCATACAATTGAATTGACTGTGCTAAAGATGTAACTGTTCTAACTACACCACTTTCTAATGTTCCGGCAGCCGGAGCACCATTAGGCTGTTCTTTATTAGCCTGTGTAGCAATAAAGAACAGAGGCACGGTTGGGGCAGATGCAGGGATAAAGAATGAACTGTCGGTTACTGTAACAGACACGCCTGGTGAAACTAATGTCATTTTTGTCTCCTAGTCACGCATTTATACGTGATGTTATTTAATTACTCACAAATATTTATGTGACAGCCAGAAAAAACTGACAGTTTTAAAGCGCTTTCGCCCAACGCTACTAACAACTAAAATTAGGCTTTAATGTAAGGTTTTAACCTGTTGTAGTACTCAATAGGATATTCTGTAGCCAGGGTGTCTTTTGTCAACCCGAGTTTTTTAAGAATTAACGCCAGCTCCGCGATTTGTTTTTCATTTGGTGGTTTTTTATCGAACAAATCTATTAAAGACATAATATAAAGCAGTGAGTTAGTTGCTATTCTTTTGCGCTCAAAGTTAATGTCATCGTCTGAAGTATTTTTGGGCAAAACCTTCAGCCTTTCTACTGCTCTTTTTATATTATCAATATCATTTGCTGCACCGGTAATTACCCCATAATCTTCCAAACTATAGGCCTTATTATTCTGGTAAGTGCCAGTTGCAGAATCTAAAAACCTCATTGCTTTTTTATAAAATTCGCGCTTCCCCTCATTAGCATCTACCGCGGCTTTTATAACTGTTGCAAACCTCCCTATAGATTCTAAAATTGAATCTATTTCTCTATGATAACCGTCACCACCTGGTGCACGGAATTCTAAGTACCCATCTCGCAACTTTGTAAAATTGACTGTTCTATATTTTTGGTTAAAGGCCGTGTTGAGGTAATTGTCTGAAACTAAGCTAACAAGCTCGTCAAAATTATTTGGTTTTTTGTCATCTGGCAATTTTTTAATGAAAGACCTGAATGCGTTTAAAACAGGTGTTGCATAAGAATTAGACTGTCTGCCAAATGTGTCTAAAACGAAATCCTCACCTAAAAGCAGAACCAGTTTTAACATTCCTTCGGATGTTAACTCCATATTAGGCACCGACATGTTAATATGAAACCCCGTGGACTTATTCGTATACCCAACTCTCTCAATAAGTTTAAAAATCTTTTTTATCCCGTCTACACATTCAGAATATTCTAACGGTGGAGACACGATTTCTACACCACACTCTTTTTCAGGTTCGTCGGGTTTTATAGAACCGTCTTGTGTAACTTGCCAAGTTGTGTAGTCATGATTACTGTTGAGAAGAGTAATCCCAAAATTTTCTTCGGTGTAGTCTGCTAAGTTATTAACTGTTTCTTTGAAGTTTATACCAGACTCATATTCCTCGAACATGACGCCAGTATTGTCCGAAGACCAACCATAGATAGGCTCTAGTTCGTAGTCTGAAATAAACCTTTCGAGGGCCTCAGCACGACGAGCACGAATTCCTTGAGGGCGTGGGCTCGTTAGGTATTCGGAAAATAACCAATCTTCAAAAGATGGTATATCAAAAAGCTCTGAAGCTATTCTCTCGCGAGCTTCTTCTTCAGATTCTTCATCTTCATCAAATTCTAAATTATCATCAACGAATTCCTTGCGTTGTTCATCTACCCAATCATCATAAAGGCTAATTATTCTGTGTCGTGCAGAACTGCTTATTGTAAAAAGTTCAGCAATGGAATCTAATTCAAGGTCTATGTCAGCCAAGTCGATAGTTGGTGG